GCAGAGTTTTCGCGGCCGGATGGCGCTTGAAGGTCTGTACGTTCCGATTAACGCGCCTTGGTATGCCGATCTGCGGAGCGAACTATTATCCTTCCCCGCAGGAAAGCACGACGATCAGGTCGATGCCCTCGGACTCGTCGGACAGTTGCTCGACAAGATGATGGCCGGCCGCCGTCCAGACATCGTAAAGCCCAAGCGCAGGCTGGACTGGTTCGAGAAGACCGAAGATGACGGAAGACCGAACTGGAAGACTGCTTGAACTTGCGAGGCGTAACAAGACGATGAGCCGACGCAAGACTGTCAATCTGCCGCCCGCCTTCATGAGCAAGGATTTGGAAATCCTGACCTCGCATTACGGGCATCCGCACAGTGTTGAAGTGGTCCCGACCGGCGACACATGGTCCGTTCTCTGCACATGGGCCGATCGATCGAAGCTGCTATCTGTGGGATCGCGCGAGGAAGCCGATATGGTCGCGGCCTCGGTGAAGTCGGACTTTATGCCGTGAGAGGTTCGTGATGGTAAGCATTTCACATTGGGGCATGTTTGACATCGAGGAATGCTATGATGGCTGGCTGAACGGTGGAATGCCATTCTTTCACACTGTCTTTCCTAACGGGAAAACCGGCCGTGAGATCGCCCGCGAACTGCTAAAGACGTGGGCCGCCGAACGATGCCACTAGCAAGAGCTCAACAAGGACAATCTCCGTTCGGGACACAAGCCATTCCTGCCGTGGTGCATAGTGCTGTGCCGCGCGCAAGGTCGAACACCGACCAGATGCCGTCTCAATTGCCGGTGGCCGCGGATTCGGCACAGCTTCCGTCAGCCGGAAAGGGCCTCAACCCGCCGGAGATCAACTGGCGCGACCTGCATACCCGTTTGGTTGAGATGTTCGAAGCCTCTGAACAGGCAAGCCTGACCGCGCGCGAACGTGCCGAGCGCGACGTTGACTATTTCGACAACAAGCAATGGGAAGACAAGGACGCCAAGACGCTTGCCGATCGCGGCCAGGCCGCCGTGGTTAAGAACAAAATCCGCATGAAGGTGAAATACCTGCAGGGGTTGGAACAGCAGCAGCGCACCGACCCCAGAGCGTTGCCGCGGACGCCGAAGCACGACTTCGACGCGAACGACTGCACGGATGCGCTCCGGTTCGTGGTCGGGTCTAATCGCTACGACCAAATCCGTTCCGCTTCGTGGTGGGATTTGGCTGTTCCCGGCTGGGGCGGGTTTTCGATCACGGTAGAGTTCAAGCCGCCGCAGGCCAATCCTCGAATCGTCATCAAGCGCACGCGCTGGGACCGGATGTTCTGGGACCCGTTTTCCTCTGAGATCAACTTCTCCGATGCGAACTATCTCGGCGAAGTCATCTGGATGGACCGAGACGACGCGACGCGGAAATACGGCGAGGCAGCGGCGAAGGTATTCGACGAGACGGTGGCGACCTCGCAAATCGGCGGCACCTATGACGACAAGCCGAGGGACACGACCTGGGTTTCCTATGACAAGCGCTATCGGGTTCGCGTCGTCAAGATGTATTACATCGGCGACGATGGACAGTGGCAGTTCTGCGAGTTCACCAAAGGCGGATACCTCAAGGCCGGCGTGTCGCCCTGGCAGGATGATGATGGCAACCCCGAGCATGAATATGCCTGGCGCTCGGCCTATATCGATCGGGATAACAACCGCTATGGCGACATCCGCGACCTGATCGACACTCAGGACCAGATTAACAAGCTGGCCTCGAAAATCCAGCATTTGGGGAGCGTCCGGCAAACCTATGCCACCCAGGAAGCCCTGGGTGACATGACGACCATCGACATGCGTAAGGAATTGGCGAAACCTGACGGTCACGTTGCGCTGGGGGCAGGCGTCGAGTTCGGCAAGCAGTTTGGCATTATCCCGACCGGGGACATGGCGAAGGCCATGACGCAACTGCTGGAGATCAACCTCGCCGACATGGAAGCGCAGGGTGCCAATGCCGCCATGCTCGGGCATGGTTCCAAGGATGCTTCCGGACGCGCTGTGCTGGCTAATCAGGCTGGCGGCGCTCTGGCAGTTAGCCCGTTATTCGATACGGCAAAGGACATGGACCATGAGGCTTACCGGAAGGTCTGGCGCAGAATCCGCCAGTTCTGGAAAGCCGAGGAATGGGTGCGGGTCACGGACGAAACCAATTCGGTGCGCTGGGTCGGGCTGAACACACCGGATCTGCAGCCGGTCATGGACCCGATGGGGCAACCCGTTGTCGATCCATCGACCGGCCAGCCCGCCATGCAGCCGATAATCGACCCGATGACAGGCCAGCCGAAGCTCAAGAACGAGATCGCGCAACTGGATATCGATATCGAAATCGATGACGCGCCGCACGTCGGCACGATGCAGCAGGAGGAATTCCAGGAGCTGGCGAAGCTGGCCGGGACCGGATTCCCGGTCTCGCCCAAGACGCTCATCAAGGCGTCCTCGTTCCGTTCCAAGGCTGACATGCTGAAGGACATCGCTGAGCAGGAGAAGGCGCAGCAAGGCAAGCCCGATCCGGAGCAGGCCAAGGTCGATGGCCAACTGAAACTCGAACAGGCGAAGGCGCAAGGCCAGCTACAGGTCAAGCAGCAGGAAATGCAGATGAAGCAGGCTGAGAAGGCCGCCGAACTGCAGATGGAAGAACGACGGCTGCAGATACAACTTGCCTTCGAGGCTCAGCAACAGGCGCAACAACTGCAGTTTGCCCGCGAGAAATTCGGGCTTGAGCAAGCCGCCCGTGCTCAGGCTGCCAAAGATGCTCACGCCGCGGCACAGCATCGTGAATCGCGCGTTCAATGAAGAGGTTTGACATGAAGCGGATTATTCTCGGCCTGGTGCTGTCACTGATTGCACTTCCGGCCCTCGCGCAGTCAACGCGCGTTGTATCGAACTGCCGGGGTCTTTCTCCGGTTTACGATACAAACTCGTTGAACGTGCCGCTGATCATGCAGCCGGACGGGACGCTCTGTTCTGGCGGCCTCGGCGATGCCAATGGCACGTTTGAGGTCATCAAAGGTAGCTCCTCGCTTGCAACAGGACAGGTGACGGTTGGCGCCACCTCTACCTTGGTCGCGGCAGCCCGTGCCAACCGTGGCCGCATCAGGATCACGATGGTTGGGGCTGCTGACGCCTTCTGCGGGAATACGGGCGTTACGGTTACCACGGGCGACCTTCTGGCAGGCACCAAGGGCACCACGATGACGATTGAGACCAATGCCGCGGTCTATTGCGTCACGGCAACAACGGTCGTCGTGAGCTACATGGAAACATACTAATCGCTGACGCCGGGCGTTACCGGGCGACGGGCTGCCAAGCCCTAAAACTGGCCGGGCCGCCGTCGTCACGGGCGATAACCGCCGCCGGGTTTGCGGGCGACCGAACCTAATCGAAATAGGAAACCACATGGCCGATCTCGACGTAATCATGTCGGGCAGCGGAGCTGACTCCGTTGTTGACATACCAACCCAACCCTCTGAGCCGAGAACAGACGGGCGTGATGAACATGGCCGGTTTGCCTCACAGCAGCCGCCGGAAGCACCACAACCAGAACAACCTCCGGTCCTTGCGGCCCCGGCTCAAGAACAGCGCCCGCCCGATGGGTACGTCCCCATTCAGGCACTCGATGCGAGACTTGCCAAGGAGCGCGAGCGTGCAGACGCCGCGTTGCGACAGCAGGCCGAGCAATTCCAACGGCAATTGGCTGCGTTTCAGCAGCCACAGAGGCCCGCGGAGCCGGCGAAGGCGCCGGATTATTTCGAGAACCCCGACGCTGCGGTTGATTTTCGTCTGAAAGGTGCAATCGAGCCGCTCCAGCAGGGGCAGCAGCAGATTGTCGAAAACTTCTCCCGAATGATGGCAAGCGACAAGTTCGGCGAGGACACGGTGCAAGCCGCGCTCGCCGAGATGACCAGCCGCGTGCAGGCCAACCCGCAAGGTATGCGGTTTGACTATCAGCGCATCATGTCATCGCCGCACCCATACGGGGAGTTGGTCAAGTGGCACAAGGCGCAGACCGCGCTTAGTGAAATCGGCGACGATCCGAAGGCGTTCCGCGAGAAATTGCGCGCCGAGCTTCTTGCCGAAATCCAGGGCGGTCAGCAACCGCAGACGCAACCGGACGCTCAACCGCCCCCCGTCCTGCCCACGTCGTTTTCAGGGGCCCGCAATGCGGGTTCCAATTCGACGCCGCAATGGTCGGGTCCGCGTCCCCTTTCGGAAATCATGCCGCGCTGAGACGCGGAATAAGGACACCACACCATGGCTGAGACCAGGGTAACAACTGGCTTGTCGCCCCAGGTTTGGGACGACCAGTTCTCTACCGAATTCTACCAGACCAACCCGTTTGCGATGTACGCGGGAACGTCGAACAACAACGTCATCGTAATGAAAGAGGACTTCGCTTCCAAGCGGGGTAACGGCATCACCTTCGAGTTCATCACCAACCTCGCCAAGGGCGCGATCTTCGATCGTCAGCCGCTACGCGGTCATGAGGATGTGCTCGGCGAATACGGCGACATCATCTACTGGCGTCTTCGCAAGAAGGGCATCTCGATCCATGAACTGGACCGGGATCTGGCCGCCATCGACCTCCGGAAAGCCTCGCGCGGCAATCTGAAGACCTGGGCGGACGAGGATATCAAGTTCGAGACCATCGACCGCCTTGGTGATGTCGGCACGAACTGCGATGTTGCCTTTGACGTTGCCACCGCTGCCCAGAAGAATACCTGGGTCACGAACAACGTGGATCGGGTTCTGTTCGGTATTGGACGGGCGAACTATTCGTCCACCTTTGCAACCGCGGCGGCCAACGTCGATACCACCAACGACAAGCTGACCCGCCGGTCGTTGTCCATGCTCAAGCGCATGGCGTTGGGCGCCAAGCCCCGCATCACGCCGATCAGTGTCGAGAAACGGTCTAACCGCCGTTATTTCGTCGCGTTCGCACACCCTTATGTGTTCCGCGATTTCGTCACGGATGTGGAGGATGTGTCCAGCAAGGTCTCCGTCATCGAGCGCAACGAGGGCATCTTCCTCGGCGGTGATCGTGAGTGGGACGGCGTGATCCTGCACGAGGTTGACGACATGCCAATCTATACCGGCATCGGCAACGCAGGTTCGGACGTTTCGCCCGTCTATCTGGTCGGCCAGGAGGCTTTGGGCTGGGCTATCAAGTCCCGCTACGCCTCCCGCGAGCAGAAGGACGATTATCAGCAGGTCGAAGGTCTCGGCATGCTCGGCAAGTGGGGCATGAAAAAACTCGCTTACGGGTACGGCACCGACACGACCGTTCTCGGCAAGCAGCGCGGTGTTGTCACCGGCTTCTTCACAGCAGCAGGAGATTAACACATGGCCACCAATCGCTTTTGGCTGAACCCGGTTGTCCCCCCGGAAGACGTGGGCGTCATGTATCTGCGGCGGACTGTCTCGTTCGATACGCCGTTCGCCGATGCGCCGGGCGTGACCGCCACCAACGGTGTCCCGATCGGGGCGCTGGAGGCCGGCACCATCCCGCTGGGATGCGACGTGACGATCGAAACCGCGTTCAATGCGGCTACGACCAACACGCTCGACATCGGCACAGCGGCAACGCCGGCAGGGCTTGCACCCGCCGCCTCGACGCTTGCTGGGGCAACCGGGTTCAAGCAGAACCTGGCTGGCACGCTGTCTGGCATCCCGCTTGGCGCCAACACGATCATCTATGCCAAGTACGCGCAGACCGGAGCGGCTGCGACCGCCGGCAAGGCGCATATCGTGTTGAAGTTTGCGGTCAAGCAGGAGGGTGAGGGTATTCCCTTCCCGGCGAACTGAGTTAAGGGGCCTTCGGGCCCCTTTTTTCTTTCTCTCATACAGGAGTCATCGACATGGCAGAATCTCGTGGAATGCTAGGGAGCGGATTGGGCTCCCAGGCTGCAAACAAACTCGCGGCGCCGCAGACCTCCAACGCTGGCCCGATTGCTGGCGGCGGTCCCGCTCAGGACGTTGTTGTTCGCGGCAAGGCGGTGCAGGGCGACAACGGCACCATCAAGGTGACCTACAATCCAGGGTCAGGCGATCCGCAGGAGACCGAAATCTTCGGCAAGAAGGTGAAGGCGGGCGAGCCCGCGGATATTCCGGCCAAGCACGCCCACAAGATCGCCGGCAATCCGTATCTTTCGACCGAAGGCAAGAAGGACATGGCGACGCCGCAAAGCGAGCCGGCGCCGATCGAGGAACTGTCGTTCGAACCGGAACTCGCGCGTGAGCGTTCGGTCGAATACCTCGAAGGTCAGTCCCTGCCGCCGTCACCTCCTGGTGAAGCCGAGCGCCTTGCGCGGGCCAGGGAAACCGCTGCCGAACTGAAGGCGTCGGTAGAAAGCGATGATGCCGACAAGCCCCGTCGCGGCCGGCCACCCAAGAACCGCCCTCCCGAATCGGATGACGGCAAGCGGGACAAGTAAATGCGAACCCGCGCGGATTTGGTCAATCGGGCGGCAAAATTTCTCGGCAAGTTGGTTGCCGGGCAGGCTTTGTCGGCCGAGGACTACCAGTCCATCAATGATGAAATCCCCTCCATCGTTGAAAACCTGAATGCGCGCGGGATCACCTATATTCCGGATGTTGAAGAATACGATGAGGCGATGTTTCTGCCGCTTGCAAGGATTGTCGTCGCCACTATCTGCACGGATTTCTCGGTGCCGCTGAATAGCCTTGCTGGTTTTATCGGGCCGACGCCGCAAACAACCGAGCCGCTGAAGTCTGAGAATGAATTACGGGTGCTTGGCAGGCAAGCCAACTCGCCTGAAACCGTCATTACGTTCCAGAATTTCTAGATGACGGCCCTCGTTCTTCCCACCTCGACCGCGCCCGGCGCCTATCCGCAGGAAAGCGGAGGCCGGCTCATCAACGTTTATGCGGACTCGCTTGGAGATACCGCAGGATCGAAGTTCGCGCTGCGCCGGGTGCCTGGACTGACCGCATTCGGGACCACGGTGCAGGCCGGGTTTCGCGGAATGCAGAGTGTCGGCAATACGCTCTATTCGGCATGGTCCGGCAAGGCCGTAAAACATACCACGGCAGGCGGTGCTGCTACCATTTTGACTGGAACGCTGCCCGGCATTGTTCCTGTGATCTGGGCGCGCAACAATGCTTCGGTGCCCGATTTGGTAGCCGTGGCTCCGGGGGACGGGGCCTTCTCGGTATCGACAACCGCAATCAGCGCCTATCCGGACATAGACGTTGGGCAGCCTAATTCGGTCTGCAACCTGAAGGGCTTTTTCATCTTCACGTCTGGCGATGGCAAAATGATCGCCTCGGATGTGAACTCGACCAACATCAACGCGCTGAACTTCGCTAATGCCGAAAGCAAGCCGGACACGCTTTATCGTGCCGTGCCGATGCCGAACGGACAGTTACTGGCCTGCGGCTCGGATTCCATGGAAGTCTGGGGTGGGATCAACACCACTGGGTTTCCATTCTCGTACATCTCGACCATCCCGCTTGGAATTGCCGGGCCATACTGCATCACAGGGTCTGAAGATGGCTGGGGGCAGGGGCTGTTTCTCACGGCTTCTGACTTCGGGGTGTATCAGTTAAGTGGCTATCAGCCCACCAAAATCAGCCCGCCTGATCTCGACAGGCTGATCGAAGCGGTGGTGGATAAATCCACTATCCTGATGTCGGTGTTTGTGGCTGGCGGGCATTCGTTCGTGCGGGTGCGCTCGCCGACATGGACCTGGATTTATGATGTCAACGTGCAGAAATGGCACGAGCGCCAGAGCTACTTGACAGCGGTCGGCCGCTCCCTGACCAGCCACAAGTTCAATGGCAAATGGTACGCGGGCGACTCGCTGTCCGGCAATATCGTGCTGATCGATCCTGCTGCAGCCACGGAAGTCGGCAATCCATTGACGGCCATCGTCGAAACTGGGCCGATGGGCAATTTTCCAAACGGAGCGCGGATCAACCGGCTGGACCTGTTTGTCTCGGTCGGTGTCGGCATCGCGACTGGGCTGGATCCGATCCAGACCGATCCGTCGATCGAAATCGCGATCTCGCGTGATAACGGCATCACATGGTCCGCGCCGTGGGTTCGCAAACTCGGGCGTCAGGCGATCGGCAGTACCAAGGTCACCGTGAATAATCTTGGCCACGTCGGGCCGCAGGGCGCGAAGCTGCGCTTTGCGGTCTCTGACCCGGTGCATGTCGCGATCATGGGCGGCGATATCGAATTCCAGGTGCTGGGGAAGTAAATGCCGACAACCTCTCCAAAACTGCCGCCCTTGCCGGGCCCTGACGTGCCTCCGGTGGACAAGACTGGCCTCGTCAATACCGACTGGTACGCTTGGCTCAAGGCGCTTGAGGGCATCGTGAAAATTCTGCGGACGGAGATTCCATAATGGCCGGCTTTTTCGACACTCTGTTCGGCGGCGGCGCCGAGAGGGAAGCCGCGGACAAGAATCGCGCGCTATATGATCAATACGGCCAGCTCGGCACCGGCTTTCTCAATTCGGGGATGACCGGATCGAAGGACGCGCTGGCGACCGCCAAGAGCGAGTTCGCTCCCTTGTCGCAAATGTACAGCAAGGGAGCCTCGCTGTACGGCGACGCGCTAGGGGTCAATGGCGCGGCAGGCACAGCCAACGCACAGGGCGCCTTTACATCGTCTCCTGGCTATCAATGGCAACTCGGGCAGGGGTTGGATGCCATCAACCGCCGCCGCGCTGCGGGTGGAATGGTCAATTCCGGCAATGCCGATCTCGACGCACTGACCTACGGGCAGGGCTTGGCAAAGCAGGATTACGGCTCCTGGCTTACGGGACTCCAGGGTCTGAGCAGCAATGCGCTTACCACTGCGGGAGCGATGTCCGGCGTCGATACCGGCCTAGCGAACCTGTACCAGAGCGACGCCACCAACAGGATCGGGTTGCAGGGCAACGTCACCTCAGGCGACGCAGCGGCCAACAACCTGCAGGCGCAGGGCGAGGCGACGGGAGCCAAGAACCTGCTCGGCGCAGGCCTCGGGGTGGCAAGTCTGGCGATGGGCGGCGGGGGCGGTCTGTCATCGCTCGGCAGCGCCTTTGCAAATCGCCAAAGCACGATGGGCTATAATCCGCTCGGCGGCGCGTTCAATTTCGGAAGATAGCAATGGCAATCGCACCGCTGCAGCTCCCCGGCCAGTTTCAGTCGCCATCAGTCGATCTTGCGGGATCGCTATCGCAGCTTGGGCAGATTTACAAGCAGTCGCAGAACGACGCTAAACTATCGGACCTCGGCAAGAAGCTTGCCAGCGGCACCATGGACTATCGCGCCGCGGCCGGGCAGACCGCAGATATGGGCGACATCCACTCGACCCTCAAGTTCTTGGCGCTGGACGAGCAGAAGAAAAAACAGGATTTGGGGAAGGCCTCGGCGGCGGACTTCGCTAAAGGGCTTAGCGGTCTATACGGCGGGCAGCCTTCGGCATCCGAAACTATTGCGGACCCGCCGAACGTGTCCGTGTCCACGCCTTCCATAGCGCCGCCGAATCCCGCCGTGTTGAGCCCCGTTGGGCCGCCGATGTCGCTGGCGACCCGTGCACCAATTGCTCCTACTGCGAAGGTCTGGGGCGATCAAGAGGCCGTCAATGCGGGTATCTACGAGCCGCCGACGCGGATTGCCGACAATCTTCCGGCACCCGCTGCCGCTCCTGCCAAGAGCTTCGAGGTCGGTGCTGAACATGTTCCGGTGCTGCTCAAAGCAATGGCGGACCCTAACCTGCCCGAGCATCAGAGAGACACAGCGAAAGTGCTCTTAACGGAAGCCTTCAAGAACATGAAAGAACCGGAGAAAATTCAGACGCTACGGGCATTGAAGGCTGATCCGTCCTTGCTCGGCGTCGAGCAAAAGTTAAGGGCGGCAGGAAAGACCGAGATCAACATCGATCAGAAGGGCGAAACCGCCTTCGCTACGGCTGCAGGTGGCGCGCTCGGCAAGCGGTTTGAAAAGCTGAGCGAGGAAGGCCAGACGGCGACGCAAGACCTCGCATTGGTCGGGCAGCTTCGCGACCTGGGCCAGGTGGTCAAGACCGGCGCTCCCGCCGCGGTGCAGGGCTGGCTGGCCGAACGTGGCATCAAGGTGGGCGATAATGTCGGCGCAGTGGAAGCCTACGGTTCCATCATCGACAAGCTGACGCCACAGCAGCGGGTGCCCGGCTCGGGATCGACCTCGGATTATGAAGGCCGGATGTTCAAGAACAGCCTGCCGAAACTTATCAATACCCCGGAAGGCAATGTCATCATCGAAAGCACTCTGGCGGGGCTAGCTCAATACAAGCTCGACCGCGCCGCGATCGCCGAAAAGGCTTTGAGTGGGGAACTGGATCGAGGCACTGCATTGAAGCAAATGCGGGAAATGCCAAATCCCTATGCCAACTTCAAGGAGTTCGCCAAGACAGGCTTCAAGGCGGACCCCAGCAATCCGGCGTCCGCCACGGCTGCCACGAAATTTAGCGCTCCCGAGATCGACCAGTCACTAGCCGCTGCGCGCCAGGCCTTGGCGCGCAATCCGGGGGCGCGGGATGGCATCATCAAGAAGCTCCGGGACAACGGGATCGACCCGAGCGGACTTTGAGCGATATCGCCGGAAATCCTGAACAGCTTGCTGGATCATCTTGAACACCAGCCATGGTGCCACCGTTACTACCGCAACGGCCATGATCGCGACCACACCTAGCGCCACGCCGTTCTGCGGCAAGGTGGGATCGCTCAGGCCCCAGACGACGACGGCAAGGAAGATTGCGGCTTGAACCAGTTTAACGAGAATTTGCCACATGCCAGCACTAACCTTTGACGAGTTCGGCGGAACGGGCATCCGAATTCGCCCAGTATCCGATACGCCGCCGCCAAGCGGGGCGCTGACCTTTGACGAGTTTACGCCCAAATCGGCCGGCGAGGTAGCGCTTGGTTTGGGAAAATCAGCGGTCTCTGGTCTTGACAAGGGCGTAGCGGGACTCGTCGGGGCTCCTGCCGATCTCGCAAATCTGATCCAGGAAGGTGTTACACGAGGCCAATCCTATCTGCAGGGCCGTCCCTTGGAGCAGGTCAGGGCAGAAAACGACAAAAACTCCGTAGTTTCACGGGAAACGCTCTCGAAATACGGCGGCAAAGCGTTCCATGACGCCTCGCCGTTGCGCTATGATCCGCAGACCACCGCCGAAAAATACGTCCAGTCGGCGGCTGAGTTCATTCCTTCCGTGGTGTTTCCGGCGGCCGCCGGTGGCCGTGTGGCGCGGGCCGGCGAAGTGCTGGGAATGGGTGTCGCGCCCGGCCTGGCATCGGAAGCGGCGGGGCAGGCCACTGAAGGCACGGCTTACGAACCCTATGCACGCGCAGGAGCGGCCGTTCTAGGCGGTGCTGCGGGACATTGGGCCAATGCGCCGAACGCTGCTGGGGCTGCGATCTCAAGGGCAGCCAGGGGCGCCAACCAAGCGCAGATCGATGAAGCCGAACGGCTATTCCAGTCGGCGCAAGCCATCGGCGTTCCCATTACCCGAGCGGAAGCCGTGCAGCACGTCACCGGAGGGGCAACCAATCTGGGAAACCTGCAACGGGTGGTGGAAGGCTCCGGCGAGATGCGTCCCTTCATGAGCGCGCGGCCCGGTCAGGTAGATGATGCCGCCAGAACGCAATTCGGAAGGCTAGGGCCGGTTTCACCTGACCCGCACGGAATAGGACCAGCGGTCGGCGAAGCCGCGCAGGGGACGGTGCAGGACGTTACAGGCGCCATCAATCGCGCGACCCGGCCATTGTACGACGCGGCGCAACAACAGCGGGTTGGCCCCCAAGTGCATCAGGCGCTGATGGGCGATCCCCTCTATGCCCGGACTTTGCAGGAGGTCCGCAATAAAACCGTCGAGCATCTGCCCGACGATAGCGTTGGCTTGATCGATTTGGTGCAACGTCGGTTGCGGGAGCAGGCTGATAACGCCGCTATTCCCGGACAGGCCAGTACATCGAATCTTGCGGCTGCGAATTTCGGGGATGCAAGGACAGCACCGATCGCGGCGGCGGAAACGGCTACCGGGTCCAGACCTGGCATTCAGGGCAGCTACGAGGCGGCGCGTGCCGAGCAAACCCGGCTCAGGGAGCAATATCTCAATCCTTTGATAGCGGGGCCCATCGGCAAGCTCGCCAAGAACGATCTTCCCACTCAGAAGGCGATCTCGGCACTATTTCCGACCAACCCGTTGCCGAACAGCGAAGGTGCAATAGGCCAGGCGGTGGCGGCGGTGGCGCAGCGCAATCCCAGAGCAGCACGGGAGCTGGTGCGGGCGCATGTCGAAAGCGTGTTCAACGAGGCGACACAGCGATTGCAGTCCGGAGCCAATGAATTCGGCGGGGCGGGATTTGCCGCAGTCCTGCGGGGCAACCCGCAACAGGCCGCCAATCTAGAGGCCGCAGTGACGGCATTGCGGGGCGGACAAGCCTATCAGGGTTTCAATCGATTTCTCGATATTCTGGAAGCGCAGGGCTCGCGCCAGCGCATCGGCTCGCAGACTGCATTTAACCAGGAAGTTCAATCCGGCCTAAAAACCGGCGGCACGGTGGCCGAGGCGCTGTCCTCGGTGGCGACTGGCGGCATCAAGCTTCCCTCAAAAGTCAATCAGCGCATCGAGCAGTGGCGCATGGGCGGCAATGTATCGGAGATCGCCCACATCCTTACCGACCCAGCGGCAGCTCAATTGTTTCGGCAACTGGCAACGGCACCGACGCATTCCGCAAGAGCCGGCGCCATCGTGACCCGGCTGGCGTACCTCGCCGATCGTGGCCGAGAGAATTCAAAGTAGGAAATCCAATATGAAGCGCTTGCTGCTGGCCCTGGCATTTGCCGGGCTGTTTTCGCCTGCCTATTCGGCCGGAACGATC